AAGCCTGCTACTACGACTGTGGCGCACCGGGCGGAAAGAACGGTCAATGGTACGATAAACGGCACGTTGTCCACCCAGATGCTTACTGCCCTGCGAGGTACATGGACACATGATTGATCCTATCACAGCCGTTGGCCTTGCCACATCCGCCTACAACGCTATCAAGCATGGCATTTCCGTAGGCCGTGAGCTGCAAGATATTACGGGTCAGCTTGGCAAGTGGGGCAAGGCTTGCAGCGATTTTGCCTTTGCTGAAGAGCAAATCAAGAACCCTCCTTGGTATAAATTTAAAGGATCAGATACGCATAGCGCCATAGAAATATTTGCGCAAAGAAAAAAGATGTCCGAAATGCGCAATGAAATCAAGAGCTTCATCAGTTTCCAGTACGGTCCTTCTGCTTGGGAGGAAGTTCTGCACATTGAGGCGCAGATGCGAAAGCAGCGCAAAGAAGAAATTTACAGGAAAGAAGAGTTTAAACGCGCCTTAATAGAGTGGACCGTAGGTATCTTGCTCGTGCTTTCAGGCATCATTGGTTTGGCTATTGTACTGTATTTCATGGGTAGAAGTCAGGGGAAGTGGTGATGTGGTTTTTGGTATGGTTCCAAGTTATGAATAACAACATTGAGCATTATCAACTTAATCAGTTTACCACTGAGAACGAGTGTAGGGAAGCTCTTGAAGATGCAAAAGTCTTGATAACCACCAGTCAAACTACGGTATATTGCTTTGAGGTTATACCGGAATAAACAGGGAAAGTACTTTGAGGGATGGTGCGCTATGACAAGTAAAACGTTTGAAAAAGGGACGGCTTATTCGAAGTACGACATAGACAAAGATGGAATCATTACAGACGAAGAGCTTGCGGCTGCTAAAGAGATTGGAGAAGCAGAAGCGCAGATTAGAAAACTTAGAGCGCAGAAGCACATGGCTACTGTGGCTCTCGGTGCTTGTCTTGCTTTTACCCTTCTTCTTGTCACTCCTGCGGTATCTGTGGAGCGAGTAACCGCGTTGTCTGATCTGTTCGGTTTGTTCTACATCTCCATGGCGGGTGTGGTTGGCGCATACATGGGGGCGTCCGCGTGGATGTCCCGCAAGTAACCTTTATTCTTTAAAAATTTAACAAATCGGTATAGGATAAAATGCGGGAAATCTTAGGAGGAGACCCATGTTACAAGCACTGATTGGTCCGGTAAGTAGTCTTTTGGACAAGTTTATTCCGGACGCTGACGAAAAAGCCAAGTTGGCGCATGAGATTGCGACAATGGCTGAAAAACAAATGCACGAGCAGACAATGGGTCAGCTCGAAGTAAACAAAACAGAAGCTGCACACCGCAGTATTTTTGTGGCGGGGTGGAGACCGATGGTGGGTTGGGTATGTGCAGCCGCGTTAGCGTACCACTTTATCTTATACCCACTTATCGTATTTGTTTTGGTTGCGTTTAACGTCACGGGTTTGCACCCAAGCGATTTGCCGTCGTTTGATATGGACAGCCTGATGACGGTTTTGTTGGGTATGCTGGGCCTTGGTGGCTTGCGTACTTATGAGAAAGCGAAAGGCGTAGCTAAGTGAGATGGATGTAGAAGCAGTTACTAAGGGTATCGGGGTTGTAACAGCGACCTTTGCTTTGATTGGCGGCGGTTATACGTTGTCCGATAAACTTGGTCTGTTTGATAAACCTATCTTGATCTGGGCACCAGAACACTTTGAAATTACGGACGGGCCTGTTGATGGCCCGTTCCGCGTTATCGTAGCCAGAGAAAAGATACGTGATGATTGTGACGTCACGGGATTTACTCTGGAAATCAGAGACAGCGAATATGTTGTTCATCCGGCAACCCCTAGCGTTACCAAATTTTCAGGGCCCGCCAACGACAAGGTCGATAAATTTGGTTTCAACGTTTTTATTCGCGAGGGCCACTACGACCGTGTGGCTTTGGGTGAAGCTACGTTGCTGGCCACTATCAACTATGAATGCCCCGAGGGGCCTGTGGTAGTGCATTATCCGGACCACGAGAATGTTCGCTTCAACATAGAAAGGGCGACAAATGGCGTTTAAATTATCCCAGCGTAGTCTGGATAGAATGGAAGGCGTAGACGAGCGCATGATTGCGGTTGTCAAATACGCGATCACCGAGACCAAAGTTGACTTTGGAGTGATTTGTGGGCTGCGGACTATTGAAGAACAGCGTGAGCTGGTGGCCAAGGGTGCCAGTAAGACGATGAAGTCCAAGCACATCGACGGCGAGGCCGTCGACCTTATGGTCTATTTGGGTTCGCGGGGATCGTGGGAATTGAATTTGTACGACGAAGTGGCAGATGCCATGAAAAAGGGTGCAGAAGCGTGTGACGTCGGCATCCGTTGGGGTTGCGCGTGGCATATCCCAGACATTCGGGAATGGAATGGTACGATGGAAGACGCGATGAACGCGTACATTGATTTACGTCGGTCGCAGGGCAAGCGCCCGTTTTTGGATGGGCCGCACTTCGAACTCGCATAATTATCTAGTTTCTCCTAGCATATCTTATACAAGTTGTGCTAGGATCAACCCACGTGTTGTACGATACTATGCGAGGACTGGATGGACGAAATATATTTTGCCGAAGCGGTTTTTCGGGTTCTCCGAGAACGTCGCCAAGGCTGCGTGGACTTCATGCTAAACGGAAACGTTAAGTCGATGGAGCATTATCGTGAGCTTATGGGCAACATGGAATGCCTTAACCACGTGGAACAGGAACTCAAGGGCCTGCTAGATAAACAGGAGCGATCAAATGACTGAATCAGCTAAAATTGATTTGGCTGCCGCCGTAGAAGGCGTAGCCGCTTTAGCAAAAACTAAAGAAAGTACCGAGGCTAAGAGCGAAAAGCCAAACCTCGCCGACGCTTACGTCGAAAAACCCCGCCTTAATCCTGAAGCAATTGGTGTGGGTCTTCTTGAAAGAATGCCAGCCCCTACTGGGTGGCGCATTCTAATCCTACCTTACCAAGGCAAAGCCAAGACCGCGGGTGGTATTTTTCTGCCTAGCGAAGTCCAAGAGAAGAACAATGTTTCTACTCAGGTAGGTTACGTCCTTAAAGTCGGTCCCTTGGCGTACAAGGATACCGAAAAGTTTCCGTCCGGTCCGTGGTGTGAGGAAAAGCAGTGGGTGATGTTCGCTCGTTATGCTGGCTCACGCTTCCAGATCGATGGCGGAGAAGTCCGTATTCTCAACGATGATGAGATACTCGCGACTATTCTGGACCCTGAAGACATCCATCATATGTAAAGGTGAAACATGGCTGAACGAGAAGAAGATCAAGTCGAACTAGACTTTGAAGAGCAGGACACTGAAGTTGAAGTAGAGGCTCAAGCCTCTGACCATGACGACGGTGATTCCGATGAGAATTTCCGTAAGGCGGAGACTGCTACGCAGAAGCGTATTGACCGCCTGACAAAGAAAATGCGTGAAGCTGAACGCCGCGAGCAAGAAGCTATTCGTTACGCGCAGGCTGTCCAATCCGAGACCCAGACGCTCAAGCAGCGTATGAACTCGATGGATAACAACTATGTCACCGAGTACACCAACCGCGTTAATACGCAAATCCAGCAAGCCGAACATGAACTGGCTCGTGCGATTGAGGTTGGCGACTCGGCTAAAACTGTTGAAGCACAGCGGAAGCTAACCAATCTAGCTATCCAAGCAGATCGTGCGCAGCAAGCAAAAGCCCAGCAAGAGCGGTATTTGAAGGAGCAACAAGCTGCCGCACAACACCAGTCTCGCCAGCCGATGCCTGCACAACAGCCTCGTCGCCCTGATCCGAAAGCGGAACAGTGGGCCCTTAAAAACTCATGGTTTGGCCAAGACGAAGCCATGACGTATGCTGCCTTCGGAATACACAAAAAACTTGTCGAAGACGAAGGATTTGACCCGCAGAGCGATGACTACTATACTGAACTCGACCGTCGTATATCTGACAAGTTTGGAAACGGCGGAAAATCGGCTAACAAACGTGCCGCTCAGACGGTTGTTGGCGCTTCGAGAAGTTCAAATACTGGGCGCAGTGGGAAAAAGGTTCGACTCACCCCGAGCCAAGTCGCAATAGCGAAGAAATTGGGTGTGCCGCTTGAAGAATATGCGAAATACGTGAAGGAGTAGAAAGATGAATGACCAAGTAAAAGAAGGTGGAACATCCATCAATCGTGCTTCTCGCGCTAACCAAACTCGGGAGAAACAGGCCGTTCGTAAGCCTTGGGCTCCCCCGTCAATGTTAGATGCACCGCCTGCGCCTGATGGCTTTAAGCATCGTTGGATTCGCGCCGAAACGCGTGGTTTTGACGATACAAAGAACGTCAGTGCAAAAATGCGAGAAGGTTGGGAATTGGTCCGTGCGGACGAATATCCAGACTTCGAAGCTCCCGTTGTGGAAACAGGTAAATACCAAGGTGTGTTTGGAGTAGGCGGACTGCTTCTTGCTCGTATTCCAGAGGAGACAATTGCAGAACGTAGCGATTACTTTAATCAACGTAATCGTGACCAGATGCAAGCTGTCGATCAGGACATGATGCGCGAGAATGCACATTCCACCATGACGATCAGCAAACCTGACCGTCAATCTCGTGTAACCTTCGGTGGCCCCAAAACATAGGGCTGCCCCAATAGGAGAAACCTAAAATGGCAAATCAATCAACTGCCTATGGTCTACGTCCTATCGGGCTCGTCGGCAGCGGTGCAAACTCAACTGGTGTAACCCAGTATGAAATCGCTTCTGACAATACCAACGCGATCTACCAGTACGGTATCGTTGTCCCAACTGCGGACGGCGTTATCGACTTTGCTGGTGCCACTAACGGTGGTACTACGCAGGCGCTTGGTGTCCTGATGGGTGTGGAGTATCAAGACTCCGTACAGAAAAAACCTGTATGGCTCAACTACTGGCCCGGTTCCGGTTCTGTCAGCGTTGACACGAATTACCCTGTAAAGGCGTTCGTGGCGGACAATCCGAACCAACTCTTCAAAGTAGCTTCTGACGCGTCTCTGACTAACCGTGCGACTGCTCTTGCAACTGTGTTTGCAAACGCATCGTTGGGTACGTCGGCTCGTACCGGTTCGACCGATACAGGCTCGTCTAACTCTGCTTTGAGTGTTTCCTCCGTTGCAACTACGGCGACTTTGCCATTGCGCATCGTAGGTATCATGGACGACGAAGCAAACAGCGACTATACCGCAGCCGGTATTCCGCTGATCGTTCGTCTTAACGCACACTTTAACGCTGGAACTCGCTCGTTTGATTCTCAAACGACTGCGGATTCCACCGGCATTTAAGGAGGGCTTAATCAATGGCTATCTCTCGCGCACAACTAGCGAAAGAGCTGGAACCCGGCCTTAATGCCTTGTTCGGGCTCGAATACAACCGTTACGAGAATGAGCATTCTGAA